CCCGGCCGACCCTGACTCGCGCCGGTTGACGGTCAACTGAGATGGCCGGCGATCTCGTCACCCAACTCAACGATCCGGGCAACGTGCGGCAGATCCCGGCCGCCGAGCAGGAATGCGTCAACGAGTTGCTGCGGGAGTTCTCGCAGTACCAGGTATGGCGCAACACGACCGCGGCTCACTGCGAGGAGATCGCCCAGCTCATCCTGCCGACCAGCCGAAACACGTTCTTTTACGGCAACTTCAACTGGCCCGGCGCGAAGAAAACCCAGCAGCAAGTCGATGCAACCGGCGCGCTTGCGCTGCATCGGTTCTGCGCCATCGCGGATTCGCTGGTCACGCCGCGCGGCTCGCACTGGCACGGACTGCAGGGCGACGACTACGTGACGAAGGACCGTGCGTCGCGGCTCTGGTTCGAGCAGACCACGGCGGATCTGTTTCGGCTGCGCTACTCGGCGGCGGCGAATTTCGCGGCGCAGAACTACAACAACTGGCAGTCGCTCGGCGCGTTCGGCAACGCGACGATGTACATCGACAAGATCGACAACCGCTGGCACCGCGGCTCGCGCGGGCTGCGATACAAGGCGATCCCGTTCGGCGAGACGTTCTACGGCGAGAACCACCAGGGCCGCGTCGACAAGATGTACCGCTGGTTCAAGCTCACCGCGCGCCAGGCCGTGCAGAAGTGGGGGCGCGCCGCGCTGCCGCCAAACCTGATTGCGCCGCTGCTGCAGGAAAGCCAGTGGCCCTACAACTTCCTGCACGTCGTCAAGCCGCGCGAGGACTACGACCCGGATCGGCTCGACGTGAAGGCGCTGCCGTTCTGCTCGTACTACGTCTCGCTCGAAGGCCGCTGCCTGATGGCGCCGGAAGGTGGCTACCGCGTCTTCCCGTTCGCCGTGTCGCGCTATGACCAGACACCGCAAGAGGTCTACGGCCGCGGGCCCGCGCACATCGTGCTGCCGTCGATGAAGACCAAGAACGCGATGAAGGTGACCAACCTCAAGCAGGCTCACCGCAATGCCGATCCGGTGCTGCTGCTCGCCGAGGATGGCCTGACCGGCATGGACCTGCGCCCCGGTGCGATGAACCCGGGCGGTGTCTCACCTGACGGCAAGCCGCTGGTCCACGTCCTGCCGGCCGGCAACTACCAGATCGCCAAGGAGGCAATGGCCGAGGAGGGCGCGATCATCGACGACGTGTTCCTCGTGTCGCTGTTCAAGGTGCTGACCGAGCATCCCGACATGACGGCGACGCAGGTGATCGAGCTGGTCAACGAAAAGGGCATGCTGGTTGCGCCGACGCTCGGCCGGCAGCACACCGAATACGTTGGCGGCATGGTCCCGCGCGAGCTCGACCTGATGGCTGAGCAGGGCATGTTGCGGCCGATGCCGCCGCGCCTCGCCGAGGCGGTGCGCGCGCAGGGCCATGGTGCATATGAGGTGACCGATACGTCTCCGCTCGCCGAAGCCGCAAAGACCGGCAAGGTCGTCGGGTTCAATCGCACGATCGAGAACCTGCGCGAGATGGTCAACATCACGGGCGACCAGAGCCTGCTTGATCCGATCGACTTCGACGCCGCGACGCCTGACATCGCGCGGATCAACGGCGTGCCGGAGAAATGGATGGCATCGCCGGACATGATCGCAGCGAAGCGCAAGGCGCGCGCCGAGGCGCAGCAGCGCCAGGAGGCCATCCAGGCGGCTCCCGCGCAGGCTGCGATCATGAAAGCAGCCGCCGTGCAGGCGAAGTCGGGCCTGCCGACGCAGCAGCAATTGCCGGCGATCCAGGGCGGTGGTGTTCCGCAATGAGTTCAGCGCTCACCCAGGATGAGGCGCTGAAATATTTCGGCGAGAAGAAGACCGCGTATCAACTCGCGCTCGGCTCGCCAGCCGGGAAGGCCGTGCTGGCCGACCTCACCACCTTCTGCCGCGGCAAGGAGAGCTGCTTCCATCCCGATCCGCGCCTGCATGCCGTGCTGGAAGGCCGGCGCGAGGTGTACCTGCGTTTGATGCAGTTTCTTGAATTGACACCGGAGGAACTGATTCCTCTCAACACCCGGCCCGCCAAAGGAGCGATAAGCCATGGCAGAAGCGACGACGACCGCGACGGCTGACACCACCACCGCGGCTACCACGTCCACCACACAAACCCCCTGGCACAATGGCATCGAGGCCGACACCATCGGCTTCTGGCAGAACAAGGGGCTCACCCTCGACGACCCGAAGGCGGTCTTCACCGGAGTGAGCAAGATGTACCGCGAGCTCGAAAAGCACGTCGGAGCACCGCCCGATCAGCTTCTCAAGCTGCCCAAGGCCGACGCCAAGCCGGAGGAGTGGAAATCCGTCTACCAGCGGCTCGGCGCTCCGGCAGATCCGAAGGAATACGACCTCAGCGGCATCAAGTACGGCGGCGAGGACCTTGAGCCGGCGTTTGTCGATGCGATGCGGGCGAGCCTCGCCGCAGCGTTCGTGCCGAAGGACAAGGCCGCGACCGTGGTCAAGACGGTGGTCGACTATCTGGAGAACGCCGACAAGGCCGAGGGGGCGATCACGCAATCGAAGATCGACGCCGAGCGCGCGGCGCTCAAGGCCGATTGGGGACCGAACTTCGACTTCAACCATCTCAAGGCGATGGAGGGTGCGCGACGGCTCGGCATCACGCCGGAAGCCGTCAAGGCTCTGGAGGGCCAGATTGGATACAAGTCCGTGATGGAGGCGATGCGCAAGATCGGCCAGGGCACGAGCGAAGCAACCTGGGTCGATGGTGCCAACAAGATTGCCACCGTCAACGGCGTCAACGTGCCGGCCACGCGCGAGGGCGCGGCGGCGCGGCTCAACGAACTGATGAACGATGCGGCATGGGGCAAACGTCTCACCTCGGGCGACCAGGAGACCGTCAATGAATGGCGGGCACTCACCACGATGATCGACGGAGAGGCGGCATGAGCACCGAGACGCCAGCAATCCCGGCCGCGCCGCAACCCAAGCGCAAATACAAGCGCCGGGCCAAGCCGAAGAAGGCATCGACCCAGCCCCAGCCGCGCGACGAGTTCGCGGGACTGACCGCGACCGACTGCCCGCACGCCTGCGGCGCGGACGGCTGTGTGATCACCGCCCGGCCGATCTGCGGCCACCCCATGAAGGGCGGCGTCCAGGCGCCGCTCATGCGCTTCGCCGACGTGGTGGCGCGGCACGAGCGGGCCTGCAAGGCGCTCGGGATGGACAAGCGGAAGTGAGGCCGCCATGCCGCTGGTCCACTCAAAGAGCAAGAAGGCGCTCAAGAAGAACATCGGCACGCTGATGGGCGAGGTTGGCAAGTCGCCGCACGTCCAGTCGCGAAAGCAGGCCATCGCGATCGCATATGAGACTCAGCGCCGCGCTGGCCGGCACGTCAAGAAGAAGGGGTGAGTAGCCGACCTACGGTGCGTTGCCGCGGCGAATCCGGATGGTAGATTTCGCGCAGTTCCTCGGCGTACCGAGCCCCGCAAGGGCAAGCTCGTTTCGAGGCGTGACGGCCCCCTCTCTAGGGCAAGGCCGAAGGTTTGATGGTCCCCGCGCCGCACTGGCGATGGGCAAGACCGCGGACGTTCGGACTTCAACCCATAGGCGGGAGCCATGTCGGAAAACCTTCCGAAACTCTTTACGACCCAGTTCTCCACCATTCTTGCGGTCAAGCTGCAGCAGCGCCAATCGAAGCTGCGCGGAAAGGTGCAGGAGGGGTTTCACGTCGGCAAGCAAGCCTCGCCGATCCAATACATCGGCGCGATCCAGATGAAGACCCCGGCGGGCCGCTTCTCGCCGATCGGACGCCAGGATGTCGACTTCACCCGCAGGTGGGTGTTCCCGGTCGACAAGGATGCGAACCAGCTCATCGACACGTTCGACAAGCTCAAGACCGCGCTGGAGCCGACCTCGCAGTATTCCGATGTCGCCGCCGCCGCCGTCGCCCGCGAATGGGACGACCGGTTGATCTCGGCCGCCTTCGCCACCGCGAACATCGGCACCGACGCCGGCTCGCTCACCACCGAGACGTTCAACACCGGCTCGACGGTGACCTCGGCCGGCTTCCAGATCCCGTCCACCTTCGGCGCAGCCGCCGCGGTCGGCCTGACCGTCGCCAAGATGATCGAGGCCAAGCGGGCGTTCCGCAAGCTGCAGGTCGACCTGGAAATGGAATCGCCGTGCTGGATCACCAACAGCCAGGGCGAAAGCGACCTGCTCAATCAGGTGCAGGTCGTGTCGACCGAGTTCAACGACCGGCCCGTGCTGGTCGATGGCCGTGTCACCCGGTTCCTCGGCTTCGATATGGTCTACTCGGAGCGCCTGACCTCGACCGCGAGCGTCCGGCAGAACATCCCGTTCGTGAAGTCCGGTCTCTACCTCGGCATCTGGAAGGATACCGAGAACGATGTCGACCGGCGCAAGGACCTGACCGGCCTTCCGTACCAGATCTACACGATGATGAGCTCGGGCGCGACGCGTCTCGAACCCGGACGGCTCCTGCAATGTCTCTGCGCCGATGCCTCGGCCGCGGCTGACGTGACGCCGTAAGGAGGGCACCATGGCTGTCGTCACCACCAAATCCGCCTCGATCACCAACCTCGACGCGCTTCCGATCGTCGCCAACACGATCGGCGAGGGAGGCCCCGGCGATCTGCGCTGCGTCAGCGACTTTGTGACCGCTGTCGTCGGCGACTCGATCGGCTCGATCTACCGCCTCGTTCGCATCCCGACCAACGCGAAGATCAAGCAGGTCCTCCTGACCTACACGACTGCTTCGACCGCTGGCGCGACCGACATCGACATCGCGTTCTCTGACTCGGCGAGCGAGAGCGCGGCCTACCAGGGCTTTGCGGGCGGCATCGTGCAGCTCACGGGTCCGGTCGACAACA